GGTAGTCGTGGTGTAGACCTTCGCCGAGGACTTGGGCTCCTTGGCGCAGAGCGTGTACTCCGTGTGGAGCAGGCGTCGATCACTGTGCCCGGTCTTCGCCAGCGGATCCTGCCTGATCGGGTACAGGTACGCGACATCCCAGTACTCCATGTCGAGCACGTAGACGTTGCTGGCCGGCATGAACCGGTTCGCCACGATCTGGTGCTGACCGAAGTCTGAGACATACACGTCCGCTGAACCGATGATCACAGCAGGAGCCACCGGCTGCGAGTCACGGTACAGGGTCGCGATGCCAGCGAATCCAGAAGCGATCTGCTTGTTGAACGATCCCGTCATCACGACGGTCGGGTCTCCCCCGTTGTCCCAGCACTGCTGCACAGCAGACTTGAGATCGGCCTCAACGAAGGTGCCCGCAGTACCCGCAGTCGGGGCAGTCGTCGGAGCCCCAGCAGTCACTGTGGGCGTAGTTGCCGAAGCGCCCTTCTGGACCTGGTTGTCCCACAAGAACGCAGCGACGCCCGCAAGCTGGCGTGCAGAAGCAGCTTCGCCACCCGCAGCAGCCTGAAGGCCCAGGAGGCCCGTTTCGATGTCACGCTTGAGTTCCTTTCCTCGCTTGGAGGTCTGGTAGGAGAACTCATCCGCTCGGCCAGCAGAGTTCACTTCACGCTGGGTGGTGGTCACACGAGGAACCTTCCACGAGATGGTGGTGTAGTTCCCGAGGCGAACGGTCGGAGATGCCGTGTTGGTTGCAGCGTCGTCGCCTTCAACCTGCGCGTTGAGTGCGGCGGCATCAAGAGAGTCGGTCTGCCACTCGTGGAGGGTTGCAGTTGCAGATCCGCGAGAAGCATTCGTCATGAACGGCGTGTCGGTGGGAGAGATGTCGTAGATGATGTCCGACAGGTCTTCCCGGTTACCGACAGCCTGGTAGGTCTGTTGGGTACCAGTTGGTACGGCCATGGTTATTTACCCCTGTTCAAGTGCTGAAATCAGGGCAGCAGCATCCTCGACCCTTCCGCTCTTCTTGAGGTTCTTCCTCAGTCCCTGGGTGCGGTCTTGGAGCTGGTCTGCCTTACCTTGTTTCGCGCCGGGCTTCAGTGTCTTTGTCCCGATCTTGAGCACCTTCTTTTTGGCAAGATTTGCCTTGGCCTGTGACTCTCGCCACCGCATAGCATCCCTCGCCATCAAAAGGGTCCGATGGTCATACGCCTTACCAATCTCTTGTTCGGTATAACCGCGCGCTTTCAACTCCCCTACAAGGGCTTTCCTCTCAGATTCCGCTTTCTTGGGGTCGCCCATTTCGGGCCATGCCTTCACCAACGCCTCCTGCTCCACCGCTAGGTGGGCCTTAAGCGCTTCTTGCTGCTCGGCGGTCTGCCGAGCCTTGAAGTCGGCGATGTCCTCTCGGACCTTCGCTTTGACTTGATTGATCGTGTCCTGGGCCTGACGTATCTCTGTGGTCATAGCGGCCCATTGACCCGGGTCATTCTGTTTCAGTTCATTCAGATCGACGCCTTCATACGCGGCCAGCATCTGTTTCTCAAGATGCTCGACCAGGGCGCCACTCTGAGCCAGATACTCCTGTACCTGAGCATTTGCCTGGGTCTGTTGTTCCTTCAGGCTGTCTCGAAGGGTAGTTGCCTCTTCCTGGAGTCTTTTCGCCTCCTGGCGTGAGACAAACGAGTCTTTCATCTCCGAGAGGGAAACGTTGACGCTCGAACTCCCGTCAGCAATAGGAACTGTCAGGTTGTAAACGTCTTCTGGTGCGACCTCGAAGTGCTCCATGAGTTCGGAGAGGGATGACACCTCAACAGTGTCAACGTCGTCGGTATCCGCGCTGACATCTGTCGAGCCCTCTCCGCCGTCGCCCGTGACGGCTACCGTTTCGGTAGAACTCTCGCCCGAGCTAGCATCTTCTTCTTGAGCGACAGCCTCTTGCGCTTTCTCCACAACAGCCTCTGCCTCAGGGGGCGGGGCATCCTGGGTTGACTGGGCAATGCGCTGTTCGATGCTAAGTTCGCTCATTTATCTTCACTCGCTAGTTGGATCTCTGCCATCTTTCCGGTGTCGATGATGGTATTGAGGTGTTTCTTGACGTTCTTGAGTACTTTCAGGGTCTTTCTCGCTTCCAGGACTTGCTCATCTGAAGTCTCGTCTGAAGTGATATGCGCCAGGAGGTTGTCTTCGCAGAACTGCCAGGCCTCCTGGTATACCGGGTTCTCGAGGACCATCCTTGCCTTATGGGCGCGTTCTACCTCTGCTTTCCGTTCGCTCATCCGACGCTAAGCGCCATTCCTGACGCATCCCTGTTCACTCGCTTCCCACCAATGGAGGAAATCAGGCCGTTTGCATCCCGGAGGATCTCTTTCGGGGCATCTGCTAGTTCTTTTGCCTCCATCATCTCGGCTCTCATCGCGGCCAGTTCTTGAGCGTGTTCTGCCTTGAGTTGGTCCACGATGGCCATCACGTTGTCCGTCGCTTCCTGGCGAACAGCCTCGCTCAACCCTGACACACCACCATCCATCAGCTTCATCTGTTCAACAGTCAGTTGGGTTCCGGACTGCAAGAAGGCCTTCAATAGATCGATCTGCTGCTTGTCGTTCTCCGAAGCAGATTTCATGTTCGCCTCGAGGACCTGGATGGACTGGTCTCTCAGGCGGATTTCGGCCTCGATTCGTCTGTCGGCGTTCTTGTCTGCCGTGTCGCGCTGAGACTTGAGTTCCTCAATCTGAGCTTTCAGGGCCGCCGTTTCTCTGTCCACTTCCTGCTGCCGGAGCTTCTCAGCCTGCTCCATCTGGGCGATGCGTACCTGAGCCTGGGCTTTTGCTGCTTCGACCTGGTTTTTCTGGAGTTGGCTTTGCGCGGACATGAACTGCGCCCGGGCAACCATCATCGTGGCCTCATCCTGGATGGAGGGGCCTTCAGGCTGCTGTGGCGGCAATTCGGAGGGATCTTGGTAGTACCTGCCCGGGTCCATACCTAGCGCCCTCGTGTGGTCGTGTACCTGGTTGTAGATGTGCTCTGGCATCAGAAGGATGCCAAATCCGCCTCCTTGGACGATCTGTGCTTGGCGTTCAGCGATGGCGTCCAGGGCAATCAGTTCGCGTTCTCTAGATGCGATGCCAAGGCCTACTTTCACCGTCATGTTGTTGCGCTGGCGCCACTCGGAGGGGGTTACCTCAGTCCACTTGCCTCGAAGCTTTACGACTTCGGTCTTGCTCTGGTTCTTCTGGAGAATTTCGTGGATGTACCGGAAGAGAGGCTTAAACCCGACTTCCGCAAGGATTCGGGCTATCAGTTCGACCCTGGAGCGTGCAGCGTCATAGGCAATCGCGGCAACCCCGGTATTGACGTTCGCCAGGGACTTGGCATCCAGGGCGGGGACTTGGTCGCCTGAGCCGGTTCGGTCCTTTCTGATTTCATCCAGGTACTCAAGAAGCCCGAAGGTATTGGGGGAGAGAGGCTGCTTGAGAAGGGGCATGATGGAGTCCCCAACAGGTCCCGTTCCGTCTACTCGTTTTACGCCGCCTGGTCGGGAGGTAAGCATGTCATCAACGTTGACCCGCTCGTTGATGGCGTTCTCGGTGTTGTTGGTGATGTAGTTGTTATCCAAGATCTGTCGAAGGATCGTGGACTTGATGTGCTGGATATCCATCACTGCGTCAGCAATGGACAGCCCGTAGAACTTGTGGGTCAGGATGTTTGCGGGCGCCGTGAAGAAGGGGATTGCGTCCACTTCCTCCACATCCAGGAGAACAGCGCTTCCGGTCGAGGTATTGGCGCCAGCCGCGAGGGTGACCTTCAGAAGCTCTGAGATGCCATCCTCGTCCCGATCAACGTGGATATAGCACTCGGTTACCCAATAGGTCCTGGTGGACTCGTGAGAGCCGTACTGGAGGATGTCGGACTCGTCGTCCAGGTGCCTTCGGGCTAGACGTTCCTCGGTCTCTACGTCGTCGCCGTCGGGGATGGATCGAATCTTGTCACGGTCGTATCCACTAGCAACCAGTTCCGAGAAGGTCTTTCGTGCACGGTGGTAACAGAACTGGAGGTCGCGAGCATAGGGTGTGCGGGAGTCACGACGTACCCCGAACTCCTCTGGGGTAACGGGCTCAATGCACAGCTTCCCGCCCCTTGTCGTATGAAAGACGACGTTAATTCCTTCATCAGTTTCCTCGTACTTGATGATTTCGCGCTCTACGGACTCGTCTTCGACCAGTTCCCCGAACTCAATTTCGTTTAGGCCGTTGTACTCCTCTCGCTCGTCCTGTTCGGTCTCATCCCACCAGACCTTGAGGTTGCCGGTCTTTGAGAGCAGGGCGTCCTTGCAGAATGTGTACGTGTTGTAGAACCCCTCGTTGTCCTTCCAGTAAGCGTCGTTAACCCGATCTGTTTCCTGAGCCGCCTGGTCTTCGTCGTCAGACCCAACAGCATCAAACTCCACCATGTTGTCCACATCGCAGAAGATGCGGCACAGGGAGGGGAGGATGCTTTCGATGGTCTCGTAGGTCTCGCGCGTCATGACTTGAGACCGGCCCTCGACTTCGTCCCCGTAGGGCTCACCAAGGTAGTAGTCCATGGCGTCTGCGCGGTCTCGAGCTAGTTCGCCAGCCGTATAGCCGCTTGCCCCCTCGATTTCGTGGGTACAGATGGCTACAAGTTCGTCGTCACTGATTGCCATACATCTGGGCCTTTAGCTGGTCTACTCGCTCTGCTTCTTGACGTGACGGGCGCCCGGCCTTGCGGTTCAGGGTGAGGCCGACAAGCTCAGTGAGGACGTCTACGCGCGCTCTCAACTGCCGGACCTCCCTGTGGGCCTCGATGAGCATCCTTTTCTCGGCGTGGTTCATCCGCGCTTGGTTCCCGTGGTCACAATCCGTCGTGGCTTGCGCTTCTTCGTGGGCTTATAGGGCTTAGGCTTGATGTTGCGCAGGGCCTTGGATGGTTGTTTCACACGATCCCCCTATTATCGTAGTTCAGCTCGCCCCACTTCTTCTTCATGGGGAACACAGCGCCGAGGTCTTCATCAAGGATCCGGGCCATTGAGTCGAGCATGTCGTCATGAAGGCCGACAGGGAAGGACTTGTATTCGTCCTCCAGGAAGTCATGGACCAGATCCCGGGTCTTGCCCTCGTAGTCCGTGAAGTTGAGGGAGGCAGGGAGCCACATCCGGTGCTGTTCGAAGATGGGGACCAGGCGCTTGATGCGGTCGTTCTTCGCCATATTCCCGCCTAGCTCCGTGATACCGAAGCGGTAGGACTCGTGTTCCATCACGGTCTCGAAGTGCTCGATATCCGCCTGCATGCCGTACTTCTCATAGCCCACGTTCTTGGGCTTCCACTTGCGGTGCATGTTCATCAGGAGTCTGGCTCTGGCGGTCAGGTTCAGCCTGTCTCTAACCACGTCCAGAACGTAGTAGTTCTCATCTTCCCCCAACCCAATCACCCACAGGGCCGTGTAGTCGCTGCGCTTCTTCTTCTCGTTGGCAGGGTCGCAGACGATGTAGATGTTCAGGTTCTTGTGGTTGACGGTGCGGTACTTTTTGACCCACTCGTCCTGGAAGCCCTGAGCGCTGTCAGCTCGAGGGTTCTGCATCATCTGGCAGGCGAAGGTGTAGGGGCCTTGATCCCTTCGTTTAGTCGCCAGCTCCTCGGTCGTCAGGAGCACAGGCGGGCCGTCCACTTCCCCATTATCGGTGGCCTGGTGGATTCGAGGGGTGAAGGTGCCTCTATCCATGACGGTCTTGTAGGTGTCGGCGAAGTGGTACCGAGTCCCGATCATTCTGCGGGTACCACCTCGTGCCCCCAGGTTGTAGGAGACTTCCAGGGAGTCGGTGACTTTCTGAATCATGTCCGGGTTTCGGACCACGTCCAGCGTTACCACGTCGTCGTAGACGAGCACATCGAAGTGTCCGCCCGTAGGCATGCCATCGATGAGCCCATACGCCTCTAGCGTGCCTTCTTTCGGGTTCCTCTGGCGCTTCACTACCAGGCCAGCATAGACCGACCACTTCGGGGCGTCTCTTCTGGGGTTCTCCCAGAGAATGTCGGGGAACAGGTAGTTCAGGAAGGTGTTGCCCTCCAGCTCCTGCTTGATCTGAGAGAGGAACTTGACCGAGATGGGCCTGGAGTGGCTGAAGATGCCGAAGGTCCATTCCCCTGGCGTGATGGGATTGTCGCCATGGGTAGCCAGGATGTCCTGGATAGTCTTCCCGAACGTGATGATGGTCGACTTGTAGTGCTCTCGTGCCCATAGGTCGATGTGTTCGTTAGGGGAGCGTTCTACCTCTTTGCAACGTTCGTAAATCCACTGGTGTTCTAAGTCTTCTCTGCCGCAGATGTACCGTAGGAGGAAGTAGAGGTCAGTGCGTGCGAGATTTCTCAGTCTCGCTACCCGGAGTTCCTCCGAGCACTTCTGTAAGCCAGCTAGCACTTTCGGATACTGGCTCATGGGAATGTCGATGATTGTGCTCATGCTCGACTGTTCCCACTACTCGTGAATCTGCTTTGCCGTCGAGTCGATCTCCGATCTCCTTCATGGCCTGCATGTCGCCGTCCGCTGCCATTTCCACAAGCTTCCTGGCTAGGCGGTCGATTTGGCCTTTATCGCCCTGAACAGCCTTGCGAATCGCGTCCCGCCAGATCTTGCCCTTGGTGGCTCCGATAATCTTAGACATTCGGTTTCACAAAGCTTTGATATCTAAGTAATCGACTCTCGAAGAGCGTCGTTGCTAAGGGACTTCGTGTGCTGCAACGCAGCATAAGCGTTTGCCATGTTTGCAGCGGCTTGCGAGAACCTCATTGCGTCCCCTGAATCTTCCGCCTCTCTTGCCTTTTCTGACAAGCTCTCAACTACTTCGATCATGTTCTTTAGCGTCGCTTCCATCGGGTTCTACCTCCGATTGGTTCGATATCTAAGTATTTCACAAGTGATGAAAATCAGCGAGGCTGGGCGCTACTCCAGCTGGCAGGTGCGTTTCCGGAACGCTTTTCGGATTCATCTGGGCCGCGTATCAAGAGACGTGTCTTCGCGTCCCTGCTCCGGCTGTCGACTTAAGCCCTAACGTGTCAATTCACAGATGGCCTCTACCATCTTCGCACCCAACCGACGGCTGCCGTTGCCGGCATCCTCACAGGGCATGCGTGTCTGCTTTCCACGCCGCTCGCTGTCTTTCATCGCTCCTAGTGGTAAACAAGCAAGATTTCCTCGTCCTCTCGCCTCAACCTCTCCAGCCAGACCTGCTCTCGGTCGTCTACAGCGGCAATTCGGTTCTCGGCCTTGATAACCTTCAGCCTGGCTTTCTTGACTGTTTCACGTGGAACATCTTGGGCTTCCAGTGAATTTGCTTCGATTTCTAAGCGTTCCCGATAGGCCCTGAGCAATTCCCGCTCTTCTGCCGCTGAATCAACAGTATAGAGCTTTCCGTCAATGAATACACGGCGGGGATATCGGGTCTTTCTGTATTTCTTGGCCCCGCTGCCACCTCCCAGGAGGCGTGGGTCTGTCGCAGCCTCAACCGTGATTGTGAAGGTTGGAGCAGCCACCAGGGCGCTCGAGGAGGTGACCAAGGCGCTAGCTGGGATCGTGTGCTCTACGACGCTATCCGAGGTGATGTCGTAGGTCGGAATTGGACTCATGGTGATGGTGACAACGGTGTCAGAAGTCCTGACCACGTCCGTTACGGCCAGTCCCGCGGAAATCTGGGCGTCGTCGATGCCGTCAATGATGTTTTGACGCTGGGCGTTGAAGGTGGCTCCGGAAGCAACCCAGGTATCCGCGGTCAACGTCAGGATGAGGGTTTCGCCGCCAGCAACAATGGCTGTTTCGGAAGCTCCAGCGGCGACTGTCCCGGAAAGAGCCGCCGAGATGGCGGCTGAGAACCCGACGTAAGGCGCCCTCGGGCCGCCGTAGAGACCAAGACGGGTAACCGCGGCCATTTACACGATCACGAAGGAATCTGAGGCCGCTGGCGCCGTCTGAATGGCGGTATAGGTCACGACCCCATTGGTGTTGGCGTAATCCGTGATGTCTGACGCCTGTCCGTTGGCCGTACCGCCCGTAAAGACGATGGTTCGTCCGATAAGATCGTCATCGGCGTACCCGGTCAGGTCGGTATCGGTGGCTGTGGTGGTTGGCGTGCCGCTAGTGCTGCCAGTGATGATTCCAAGCGCGGAGGCCTCTAGGTTGTCCGCGGCAGTCGCATTATCCGAGAGAGATTTTGCATCCACTTCTGGCAAATTAGTCGTACTGGAATTCGTTACCGCTATGTGCTGCCAGGTCTCCACGTCACAATCGGCGGGAACCAGGATGTATTCGGAGGTGTTGTCAGGCGTGACCACCCAATTCTCGGACATGGTCGCCACCTTGGTTGTGCCGTTATAGGTGGTAATCAGTCCGTGTTCGCCCGCGCCCGTGCCGGATATGATCTGGACCCTATCTCCCCGGAAAATGTCATCGGTCGACGACTCGCCCGATGCCAGCGTGATACTTCCAGCGGCGCCTGCCTGTGCGGTGCCTTCGGTGACGATAAATGCCGCATCCACTTGGCGCAGCCTACGACCGGCGGAACTCGGGTCATTGTGACTGGCTCCGGTCAAGACCGCATCCCACACGGTGTCTTCTATCGCGGTGGTGGCGTCGACGCCTTCGATCTGGGTGATATTCATGCTGTTGGCAGTGGCGTTATATCCGGTGCCGTCAAAAAACGCCTCGCAGTTATCCGCCGCCGTGCTATCCGCTGAGATCTGAACCACATTCACGCCGAGTTGGGCGGTGCCAGTGGCGACCGCAGAATCGCTGATGTGCGTCACATTCACATCCGAGACCCCCGCTCCTGCGTCTTCAGCAGGCATCACGCGAAAATGACCCACAACCTCACCCACCGCTGGCACCATCTCCCGACACGGGAGCCGGATTGATTCCAACTCGATTACCGGAGGAGACACCACCTCTGAGCTTCAGTCAGGCGCGCCAGCCACGACCTCGCTGAACAGTACGGTTTCTTTTGCAACGACCGATACGGGCAACGTCACCAAGGAAGACACCAGCAACACGGACGTAGTCACCGCTGGGACGTTTATCTCGAATATTTGCGATACCCCTGCCGGGTCTGGATCCATCAACTGGCAAGGCCATGGATGGGTATTTGATGCCACTTCGGATTCCGCCACCCTGCTAGGGTGCAGCTCTGCCAGTTCTGAGAACCTGAGCGCAGCCAGCACGACCGAGTATGGAACGGTTGCGGGTGGTCGCAACTTCGACACCGCAGAGGCACAGGCGCAGAACTACATCTCTGCCGCGGGGACGTGGGCGGAGTTGGGCGTTCACTTGGCGACGATCACGTGGTCCGGGACTGTTACCGCAACGTCCCGCATCAACGCCGCTGATGGCAATCAGACTGTCAGCATGACAAGTTCCGACGAGGACACGCTAGTAGCGGACACCAGCAACTCTGACACCGTTGCTTCAGGGGATAAGCTCTCCTGGGCGTTCACCAACGATGCGGGCAGCGGTAGCTTCAACGTAGAGAAGATAAGCAGCGAACTCGCCAGCACCCTGGGCGAAACTTTGATGCTGACGGGTGGTCTAAGGCCCTCAATCAACGACGGTCTAACCCGCTACACCACGGTCTCTGGAAGGCTTGGCGCCAACAGTACGCAGAGCAACGGCCAGCACGCCATGCGGTTTGATGCTGAGTCGAGCCACCTTGGCTGTCACGTATCCCAGGTTACGGGCGGTACCAGTTGGACGGTCGCGCTCCAGATCGGGGGAACTGACGGGAACCAGTCTGTCTCCGGGTCGACCGCAACCCAAACCATCGACTCATCCAACACGGACACGCTGACGGATGGTGACCAGATTGACCTTGAGCTGTCATCCACTGTTGGTGGCACCCGCTGGCGTCCGCAGAGTACGACTTTGAAACTAACAGCCGCTGCTGGCAGCAGTAACTTATTCATGCCCCCGGCCAGCGATGGCGGGCTTGCAGGGCTCGGTGGCCTTGCTGGTCAATCAGGAGGATTGGCAGGATGATGCACGTCCCGCTTGGCGATACGTACTATTTCAAATTCACGACTCGGCGGTTTTCGACAGGGGCGCCGTTCACCTTGGCGGGCACGCCCGCAATTAGCGTCTACGAAGAGAACAACCTGACGCAAATCACTGCGGGGATCACTCTTACAGCGGACTATGACAGCGTTACCGGCCTGAATGATGTCGCTATCGTGGCAACAAGCGGGAATGGCTATGAGGTCGGCAAATACTACGATGTGGTAATCACCACCGGGACCGTCGATAGCGTGTCCGTGGTGGGTGAGGTTGTGGGTCATTTTCGCGTGATGCCTGCTGAAGACGCAGGAGCGGGGGTCTCGGATGTGAATAGGAAGCACATCAGCGC